GTATATACAATGTGGCCGCAGCTCAAGCCCAAGCAGCCAAGTATGGAAGAAGAGATCCAGATATACACTATGGAACTAACCCGTGTTCAGAGATTATTCTACGTCCTTACCAGTTTTGTAATCTTTCAGAAGTCGTACTACGTGAAAATGATACAAAGAAAGATATTGAACGTAAAGTAGAACTAGCAACTATTCTTGGAACCTGGCAGTCTACTCTTACAGACTTTAAGTATCTACGTAAGATTTGGAAAGATAACACAGAAGAGGAACGCTTACTAGGAGTTTCTTTGACTGGGCAGTTCGGGCATAAGTTTATGTCAGGCAAACAAGATTTGGTTGCACTAGAGTCATTCTTGATGACCCTTAGAGAAGGAGCAAGAGTAAAGAATAAAGAAGAGGCTGGGAAAATTGGGATTCCTGAGTCTGCCGCTATTACTTGTGTAAAGCCTTCTGGAACAGTATCTCAATTGGTCGGGGTATCTTCAGGAATGCATGCTTGGCATTCTCCATACTATATTAGAACTGTTCGTGGTTCAAAGGGAGATCCAATTTCTACCTTCCTTAAAGAGGTGGGGATTCCAGTAGAAGATGATGTAATGAAGCCAAACGATACATACGTATTTTCATTCCCAGTAAAGGCACCAGAGGGTGCAATTGTCAGAAATGATCTAACAGCTATTGAGCACCTTAACATTTGGTTGGTTTACCAACGTGCATGGTGTGAGCATAAGCCATCAATTACAGTATCTGTAAAAGAAGATGAATGGATGGAAGTTGGAGCTTGGGTATATAAACATTTTGACGAGGTGTCTGGAATTTCATTCTTGCCACACTCAGATCACTCATACAAGCAGGCTCCATATCAAGAAGTAGATAAGGCTGAATACGATGCACTTGTTGCAAAGATGCCTAAAGACATTCGCTGGGAAGATTTATCTTTTTATGAGACAGAGGATGGCACATCTACCAATGCTACCCTTGCCTGCAGTTCAGATGGAAATTGTGAGCTTGTAGACATATCTGCTTAATGTGGTAGAATTATAGTATTGGGGATATTCCCCAAAATTCTGGGCACCCCGCCCAAAATGGAGATGATAAAATGGCTAAATTCAATAAGTTGGATTTAAACAAAGACGGAAAGGTAACAATGACAGAACAAATTTTAGCAGCGCTTGGAACATATGCTCGTGCATTTCTTTCAGCAGCAATTGCTCTATATATGACTGGCAATACAAATCCAAGAGACCTTCTTCTAGGTGGCGTAGCAGCAGTTGCACCAGTAATCCTTAAGGCTCTAAGCCCAAGTAACAAGGAATTCGGATTCGTAGCAAAGTAAAAATTTAATATCGAATTAGGGACTCTCCTGTGCTAAAATAAGTACAGGAGTTTTCCTATTTTAGGAGATATATGTCAGCGCAAAAAAATTTTGAAATTGACCAAAACACTACATTTTCATTTATTGTCGAGTACAAAGACAATGCTGGACTTCCAATTGCGCTAACTTCAGCATCTGCAAAAATGCAGGTTAGAGATACAAAAGGCGGATCTAAATTAGCATTTACATTATCATCACCAACAAGCGGAATTGTTATAGATCAGCCAGCAGGCAAATTGACAGTAACAATGTCTCAAGCACAAACAAATAGTCTTTTTTATCCAAAGTCTTCTTACGACATCATGATCACAGATTCAAATGGAAATAGAACAAAGCTTCTTGAAGGATACATCACATTAAGTAGGTCGGTGACAATATGAGCAACGAAAGAGTAATAGTAACCGAAATTAAAAACGATGTAGTTATTTCCACGTCTGGCCCCCAAGGTCCTAGAGGAAAAACAATACTTAATGGGACTGGTGCTCCATCTAATAATATAGGTCTTGAAGGCGATTTTTATTATGATAAGGTAACAACAAGATTTTACGGACCAAAAGTAAACGACATAACTTGGGAGGGGTCTAACAACTACCTTCTAAGCACAGGAACACTAACCTATCCTTGGAACATTAATCAAGTCACGGGGCCAGTTAGTGGAGTATATTCACTTCAAATAACCCATAACCTGGGCTACAATCCAAATGTGACTATTAAAAATAGCGCAGGCGACATATTAGAAACGGGAATAGACTATAATAGTATTAACCAAATAACACTGACGATGGCACAACCATTTTCAGGGACAGCGTACCTGTCCTAAAGGAGAGTAAAAAATGGCAAGATTATTTGTAACCAACATTGACCTCAACAAGAATGAGCTACTCAATGCAAGAATTCAGAATTTGGCTTCAGCACCATCAAGCCCAGTATTAGGTCAGATTTATTATGACTCATCTAGTAACATCATGTACTACTACAATGGACTTGCCTCTCCTAATGGTCCATGGATGCCTATGTCTGGCTCCACAGAAGTTATTCAAGATATTCTTGGATCTTCAATTGTCGGCGGAGTTGGCTTAACATCAACATACGTTGATTCAACTGGAATATTAACAGTTGATCTTGACAATACAGCAGTAACTGCTGGCTCATATGGTTCAACAACAAAGATCCCAACATTTACAGTAGATGCACAAGGTCGTTTAACTGCTGCAAGCGAAGCAGATGTAGCAACAAATCTTTCAATAGCTGGAGATACTGGAACAGATACAGTTAATCTACTAACTGACACATTAACTGTTGCTGGCGGAGAAGGAATTGACGTAGCTGTAACAAATAATACAGTTACAGTATCAGCAGAAGATGCAACTTCATCAAATAAAGGTGTTGCAAGCTTTGATTCAACAGATTTTACAGTAACATCAGGTGCGGTAACATTAAATACTGAGCGTGTACAAGATATTGTTGGCGGAATGGTTACTTCTCCAAATACTGAATCTGGTATTTCTGTAACATATGATGATACAAATGGAAAATTAGACTTTAATGTAGCAGATCCTACAATTACTCTTTCAGGAGATGTAACTGGTTCTGCAACAATGACAAACCTTGGTGATGTAACAATCACAACTACAGTTGCACCAAATTCTGTTGCTTTAGGAACAGATACAACTGGAGATTATGTACAAAATATTCAAGGTACAACTAATGAAGTAACAGTTTCACCTACATCAGGCGAAGGTACAACAGTAACAATTGGTTTGCCAGATGACGTAACAATTACTAATAATTTAACAGTTGGCGGAAACCTAAATGTAACTGGAACAATCAATTCAGTAAATACTACACAGGTAAATATAGTTGATAATAAGATTAATCTTAATACTGACTTTACTGGAACACCAGTAACAGATGCTGGAATTAGAGTAGAGCGTGGAACATCTGCAGATGTAGAAGTACTATGGAATGAAACCACAGATAAGTGGACATTAACAAATGATGGAACAAACTATCACGCAATTGCAAGAAAATATGCTGCTGATTTAGCAAATCCATCAAGCCAAACTTTTCTACAGGTAAACCATAACTTAGGATCACTAGACGTAACCGTTCAAGTTTTTGAAACAGCGGGATCAAAAGCTCTTGTTGAAACAGATGTAGAGCGCACATCTACAGACGCAGTAACATTAAGATTTGCAACAGCACCAGCTAGTGGAGCATACAGAGTCGTAATTACTGGTTAAGGAGATTTAAATGTCTGTAAAAAGATTAGTTCCCCTTAATGCCGCAGAATTAGTATCAGACCCTTTAACAGGCCGAGTTGGAGATATATACTATAATACAGTAGCGCAAGAGCTTAGAGTATTTTCAGGAACAGACTGGATTGCAGTTGGTTCAAGCGGACCACAATACTTATTAGAAAATCACATTCATACATACGATGGAGATATTCACACTGTGTATGCAGGTAGTTATAATCCAACCTTAACTATATTTGACGGCGGAACTTCACAATCTCAATATGATGAGACAAAAGATATTGATGCAGGTGCACTATGACAACCAGTATAGTCAAACATAAAAGAGGAACTTCTACTCAATGGGCTTCTGCTACCTACATATTAAAAGATGGTGAAATTGGAATTGATAAAACTTTAAATAAAATTAAAGTTGGAAATGGCTCAGATTTATGGGCAGCACTTCCTTTTATAAATGTTCTACCTAGCGAATTAACTGAGCTTGCTCAAGATGCAGTAGAGTTAGCAATTACGGCTGGAACTGGAATAACAAAGACTTATAATGATACCGCAAATACAATCACACTTGCAGTAGATAGTACAATTGCCAATAAGACTTATGTTGATACTGCAGTTTCAGGATTAAGCAGCACATCCGCAACAACTTATATACCTCTTAGCCTTCTTGGAAATGCCGACGGTGTCGCAGAACTTGATCAAAATGGTTTTGTTCCAGATGCTCAACTCCCAGCAGGAATAACAAGAGATACAGAATTATCTTCAGCAATTAGCACAGAGGTTACAAATAGAAATACAGCAATTACTTCAGCAATTAGCACAGAAGTAACAAATAGAAATACAGCAATTACTTCAGCAATTACTAATTTAATTGATGGATCTCCTGCAGCACTAGATACTCTAAATGAGTTGGCTGCTGCAATAAATGATGATTCATCATATGCTGCAACAATTACTACAGCACTTGGAACTAAAGAGCCAACGCTTCCAACTCAGACGGGAAATTCTGGAAAATTTTTAACTACAGACGGAACATCTAAATCCTGGGCTACAGTTGCACAATATACATTGCCTGCTCAAACATCAAATAGTGGTAAATTTTTAACTACAAACGGCACATCAGAATCTTGGGCTACGGTTGACGCATTGCCTACTCAAACAAATAATGCGGGTAAATATTTAAAAACCAATGGAACTTCTGCATCATGGTCAGCCCTTGATGTAGAGGGACCAAATTTAATGAACATAATGGAAGCATGGTAAAAAAGATATAATATTAAAAAATATTATCTCTAACTAATAGGAGAAAAAATATGGCAACAATATCAAAGCTAATAGCAAGAACAGCACTAAATACCACAAGCACAACTGTATTATATACAGTTCCTTCTGCAACAACTACAGTACTTACAAATATTATTATAAGCAATATTTCTGGATCTGCAGCATCATTTAATTTAACATTGCCAGATGCATCTGGCACTCAGGTAGCATTTGCTACATCAGTATCTGTTCCAGCAAACAGCATTGCATCATTTGATCTTAAGCAAGTTCTTGGCGGTTCTGGTACACAAACAGTAATAGGATGGGCATCTGCCAACTCAGCGTTAACAGCACATTTAAGTGGAGTAGAAATATCTTAATATGGCATATAGCACATTTCCAGCAACAGCTTCAATTATTAAATCCGTTCAAAGAGGCTCATCTGCCTCTGCTGGAAACGTAACTATATCGCAAATTGATATATCTAAATCATTTATAAATTCATTTTCAACTGGATCAGCAGGTTCAATTGCAACTAACAGCAACACATCTGGCACATATACTCCGCAAGGTGGTAACTTTGGTCAATACTCTCAATCTTATAACCCAGGAAGTGGAAGTTGGCCAAATTTAGTTGGCACCAGAGGATTTAGCGGTGGTTCAACTTCTTTAGTCTCTTCTGCTTACGGAGCATTTCTATTAAACTCCACCACAATAACTTTAACTGGAGCCTGTCGGTGGGAAGTTGTGGAGTATGCATAATGGGATCTAGAATATATCCATCAGTTTCTTCACCAATCAAATCCATTCAAAGAGGAACCGCTGCATCTGCAGGAAATATTACTATTTCATCAGTTGATATAAATAAATCATTTGCTACATCTTTTTCAAACGGTGCAGCAGGAACAGTTGCTGGGTCAGCTAATACAAGTGGAACATATACTCCAAGTGGAGGATCAGTAGGAGCACCAGGCGGCAGTTGGAATCAGTCTGGATCTTTTCCAACTTATTCTGGAACACGAAGTCTTTCTGGAGGCACAACATCTTTAGCAGTTGCTAAATATGGTGCGTATCTAGTAAACTCAACAACAATAACCGTAACAGGGGCTTGCATTTGGCAAGTTGTGGAGTATTTATAATGGCAACATCTTTATTTCCAGAAACTATTTCCGTAATTAAATCTATTCAAAGAGGTTCATCCGCTAGCGCAGGAAACATAACAATTGCTTCTGTGAATATTAATAAATCTTTTATTAGATCATTTTCAACCTCATCCGCTGGGTCCGCTCAGATTACAGGAAATGAGTCTGGCACCTTAAGCCCGTCTGGAGGAAGCGTTGTTGGCCCAGGTGGTGGTGGAGGAGCAGTTGCTGGAGGAGGAACATTTGCAAACTATTCTGGGACAAGATCATTTAGCGGAGGAAGCACATCTGTTACAACTGAAGAGTACGGTGCATATATAGTTAACCCTACAACAATATCAGTTACTGGAGCCTGTCGGTGGGAAGTAGTTGAGTATTCATAATGACAATTAAATCTTATCCAATAGTTTCTTCAGCAATTAAATCTATACAGCGTGGATCAACAGCTTCATCAGGAGCAATAACAATTTCATCTGTAAACACTTTAAAGTCTTTTGTTACATCATTTTCAACAGGATCAAATGGAACCGTAGCAACAAATAGTTCAGAAAGTGGTACATTAACGCCTTCTGGAGGATCGGTTGCAACGCAAGCTAATGGAGCAATGGGTGGGGGTAGTTTCCCAAATTTTATAGGAACACGAAGTCTCTCTGGTGGATCTACCTCTTTAACATCAGCAGAGTATGGAGTAAGTTTGACAAATTCAACAACATTGACAGCAACAGGTGCTTGTCGATGGCAAGTAGTAGAATATTACTAAAAGGAGAAAAAAATGACTAATTGGATACAACTAAAAGACGGGGTAGCTTTTGCATATGTAAATTCATCAAATTTTGTTGCAAATTCTATTCCAGTAGAAGACTCTGTTAACCCAGAAACGTTAATGGCAAAAAAATATGTTGACGGTCAATGGGAAGAAGCGCCCCTTGTATATTTTGTAGAAGAAATGCTAGGAAACAAAGTCCTTAGAATAAATTCAACAGTATTTTCATCAGACGTTACTGGAGATATTATTAGTTCAGAAGTAAAGCCAATGTGGACAAAGAATGAAAGCGGTGAATATGAACCACCAGCTAGCATATCAGAAGCTACTATTTACGACGAACACCTATTTCAATAATAAGCTTTTAATAGATGAGATTAGGGTATAATCTATATATACCCCACACTAGGAGACATTATGGCAATTAGATTACAAGTAAGAAGAGATACCTCTACTAACTGGTCAACCAATAACCCAATATTGCAAGTTGGGGAATTTGGCTTTGATATAACAGTAAATAGGTTTAAGGTAGGAATTGCTTCAAATGAAACCTCTAGATGGAATGTGCTGCCTTATTTAAATGTTATCCCAAGTGAACTAAAAGAGCTTGCTCAAGATTTTGTAGAAGAAGCAATTACTGCAGGAACAGGAATTACAAAAAGCTATAATGACTCTGCAAATACATTAACAATAGCTGTTGACAATACTATTGCTAACAAGACATACGTAGATACCGCCGTATCTGGACTAAGCAGTACATCTGCAACAACTTATATCCCATTAAGTTTATTGGGACAGGTTGATGGAGTAGCAGAACTAGACTCAAATGGTTTTGTTCCAGAGTCACAAATACCTGCTTCAATTGCAAGAGATACAGAAATCTCATCAGCTATAAGCGCCGAAGTAACAAATAGAAATACCGCAATTAGCACAGCAATATCAAATCTTGTTGATACAGCACCTGACGCCTTAAACACATTAAACGAATTAGCAGCAGCAATAAATGACGATGCCTCATATGCCGCAACAGTAACAACAGCTTTAGGCACAAAAATAACTGCCTCAAGCACAGATACTCTTTCTAATAAAACCATAAATTTAACTTCAAACACTCTAACTGGCACTAAAGCACAATTTAATGCTGCCATAACAGATGCAGATTTTGTAACTCTATCAGGTACAGAAGAGCTTACTAACAAAACATTAAACTCTCCAATTATTAATCAACCTTCAGGATTAGTTAAAGGCGATGTTGGATTAGCAAATGTTGACAATACTTCAGATAATACAAAAGCTTTAATTTTTTATATAGCAGAGCCTCAGCTAACAAGAACAATTAACTCCTCAACAGACAAAAATAAGCTAATAGAATGTAGCGTAGCTACAACAATTACAATTCCAAATGACACACAAGATGCTGGCTGGCCAGTTGGATCAATGGTTGAGGTAAGACAAGTAGGAACAGGCCAAGTTACAATTACAAAAGATGCAGCAGTAACAATGGTGGGAGCAGATAGTCAGTTTAAAACAAGAGTTCAATGGAGTACTATTATGCTTGAAAAGAGGTCAGCTAATTCCTGGCTAGTTACAGGAGATACAACTGCATAATGCCAAGAGGACCCAGAAGAAGACATAATGCATCCGTCTCAAGACTAAAAGCCTTGCTTTCACTCGTAGAAGATTTTAGCAGACTGACTCTTGTAAATGCAGGAGCAACATCTGCCAAATGGAAACAGGTTATTTCTGGCTGGACTGTTGCTGCAGGAAAAGGAACTTCAGTTGCAATTGGTGCATTAATTTCAACAACATTTTCATCTACAAATGCAGTTATTAAAGCAAAAAATCCAGCAGGTGGTGTTGGCCCAGCATTTTGGGTTACAGATTCTGGTAACTATTGGTCAGTTGTTCATAATATTGTAAATGTTTGTCAGACTTGTAGCGCTTGTGGCTCATATAATTCTTGTGTATATTGTTCGTCCTATGGTGAAATTGCTCAAGCAGGTTGTACCCAAACAGGATCTTGTCCCGCATCATCTTGCAACGGTGGATTTTCAAGTTGCCCAGTAGAAGGATGTAATGGCGGATATTCAAGTTGTCCAGCACAAGGATGTTCAAATCCAGGAACTTGTCAAGTAAGTGGTTGTGGTTATTATACAACAGAACCCAGAACTTCATGTAATAGTCCATATTTTTATAGCACAACTACTTGTAGTCAATATGCATATTATTATAAATATGGCTATGCCTGTTTTGCATGGACTAGTACCCCACAAACTGGATGTGGGTCATATTATACTTATTATGTAAGTGTTTGCCAAGCGCCATATACTTACTATCAATCTTGCTGCCTGTCGGGAGCTTTTATATATTATGTAACTTGTTGCCCAGGTGGAACATTTACTTATTATCAAACTTGTTGTCCAGGAGGATATTATAATTATTCAGTAAGTTGTTGCGTTGGAACAACCTATACTTATTATGTTTATGGGTGTACAGGAAATTCCTATGGAGCAAGCGCTTCCTGTGGCTGCGCTTCTTATTATACATATTCATGCAATTGTGCAGATAATCATAAAATTGAGTTATATAAAAAAGAAAATGGTACAGAGACACTAGTTTCTTCTACATCAAATTCTACAAGTAATATAGCAGGAATCCAAGTAATAACATCAGGAAATTCTGTTACAGCAACAGCTTATTCTGATACTAATTTTTCTTCTCAAGTAGGTTCAACCTTAACTACAACAAATACTGGACAAAAGTCAAAGGATCATGGTATAATTTCTAAGACTTCAACTAATAGTCAAGGATATACAATAGATGAGTTTAGGGTAAACTAATGAGCAATAGAATTAAATTAATTGATGATATTAAAACTAGAATAAGAGATCTAGGATGGTTTACTAAGCAAAAAGCTCATGATACCGTAAGGCACAAGGTTAAAATAGGATATCGTGTTCCAAAAAATCATGAATTTATACCAGATCAAAGCAAACTTGGAAGACATTATGCAATTGTCAATCCTAATACATTTACAGTTGAAGATGTAATGCATTGCGGAGAGCCTATGGGAGATCTGCTAGAACAGCGTCCATTGTTTATTCCTCTTGATTTAGAGACTAAACATAAGCTACATTTTGAACCAAACTCCCCAATCTGGATATATAACCCAGAGGAAAAAGATTTTTTTAGAGCGGAAGAAATATAATGACAGACCCATTTGATAGGCCAGCACGACCATGGGACCTATATAATAAAAAAATAGGTAGGGTTGCACCTAAAACAGCAGAAGAAAGATTTGAAATTTGTAAGGGATGCGAATTCTTTATAAAAGGAACTACACAATGTAAAAAGTGTGGTTGCATAATGTTGGCAAAAACAAAATTGCCAAATGCAGAATGCCCAATTGGAAAATGGGGACAAATTAAGACAGAGGAGGAAATAATATGACACAATATCAAGATTGGTTAGCAGCACAGTCACCATCTGAGCCACCACCAGAAAATACATTTCGAATAGCTTATGTTATTGATGGAAAAGTTGTCGAAACATTGCAGACAAATGAGAGACTATGGTCAATAATTATGAGCAACCCAACAGTTGTTGATTTTACAAATATTAATTTTCCAGACGTACAAACAGCAGATGGGTCAACTCAAGTTACGATCTCATCTGGCTGGAACTACGATGGAACAACATTTACCCCAGCTGAGTAGGTAAAATTGAAAAAAATTAAATTTGTTCCAGATAAGGGTTTTGAAAACATACTTGCGCCAACTCCAATAAAAAATCATATACCTCAGTGGTATAAAGATGGCGAAATGTATGATGATAAAGGAATGGCTGCTTTAAAAACATGTGTACCGTTTTTAGATGCAATGCTTTCAGGATATGTTTTAACAACGTGGGAAGATTTAAAAATAACTCAAAAGGGTAAGACTATAACCATAGAAGATGGTGATATACAGCCAGATGGGTCTTTTATTTTAAAAGGTAAACAGCATGATCATGCTCACAAAATAAAAGAAAATCAAATAAAAAGTATGATGGTTGGTGAAAGAACATCAACAAGCGGATCAACAATACCTAGGCCATCAGGACATTTACAAAATCATTTTACTTGGTCTGGGAAATGGGGAATGCAAGTTCCAAGAGGATATTCAATACTTATAACACATCCTTTAAATAGATTTGATTTGCCATTTACTACTACTTCTGGAATTATTGATAGTGATGGTTGGGTTCCACCAGGGAACATACCCTTTTTTCTTCAAAAAGGATTTAACGGGGTAATACCAAAAGGAACTCCTTTTGCACATGTATTCCCATACAAAAGAGATAGCTGGGTAATGTCTGTAAGCAAAGTTCTTCAAGCAAGAGCTTTCTTTGATGGCAATATAGACAGATCAGTAGTTGGATACTACAAGAAGAAGTATTGGAACCGTAAGAACTATAACTAAGCAGGGGGTATAATATAATATATGGCAACCTCATTTCCAACCGCTAAGGATGACTTTGTAAATCCGCAATCTACGGATTCAGTACAAACCGTATCCCATGCTGCCCAACACGCTAATGCAAATGATGCCATTGAAGCCCTTGAGACCAAGGTTGGTGTTAACAACTCTACCGACCCAGCTTCTCTTGATTATAAAGTAAAACAGCTAGAGCTAAACTTTCTAGATGGCGAAGAGGTTCAAGATTTAGCGGCATCTCTCTTAGATCATGCTGATCATTCTAATTTAACTGTTGCTTATAATGACATAGCAAATAAACTTGTTTTAACTGTTTCAAATGCTCCATCAGCAAACTACACATCTGTATTAAAGCATACAGTACGTGCATCAGAAGCACTAACAAAAGGACAGCCAGTATATGTAAGTTCTGCTAATGGAACAAACATTATTGTATCAAAAGCTGGCTATGCAACAGAGTCAGCATCTTCAAAGACCATGGGTCTTATTGCTCAAAACTTGTCTACAAATGGAAATGGGTTTGTTGTCACAGAAGGCCTACTTGATGGCTTAAATACTTCAACAGCGGCAGATGGAGATCCAGTTTGGCTTGGACCCACAGGAACACTAATATATGGATTAGTAAATAAACCAAAGGCTCCAAATCACTTAGTATTTATTGGTATAGTTACACGAGCACATGCAAACCAAGGAGAAATCTTTGTTAAGGTTCAAAATGGATTTGAATTAGAAGAGCTACATAATGTTTTAATTACTGCTCCTGCAACAGGCGAAGTTTTAATATATAACGCAACAACAGGCCTATGGACTAATACAAATACAATGGCTTCGAAGTCATATGTAGATACAGCAGTATCTGGACTTGGAAATACAGCAGCTAATACCTATGTTCCTCTAGCCCTACTTGGAAATGCAGATGGTGTAGCCGAACTTGACGAAAGCGGATTTGTTCCTGCTTCTCAATTAAATATAGACGAAAAAATTCAAGACGTAGCGGCAAAGTTAATCACAGACGGAACCCACTATAACATAACTGTCTCATATAATGATACTAATGCTACATTAAGTTTAAGCGCAAACTATGACGATGAAGAAGTGATGGATGCAATTGCCACATCATTAACGGCGGGCAACGGAATAACAAAAACTTACGATGATATTGCTAATACAATAACACTAGCAGTAAATACATCTGTAATTGCTGATCAGACATATGTAAATCAAAAGATTGCTGACTTAGTTGCTTCTGCTCCAGCAGTGTTGGATACATTAAAAGAGATTGCAGATGCTTTAGGAAATGATGCTAATTTTGCAACAACAATAACAACTGCTCTTGCTACTAAGTTAAACATAACCACTGCTGCAAGCACATATTTGGCCCTTGCTGATACAGATGAAAGAATTCAGGATGTCGTTGGCGGCATGGTTTCTGGTAACACAGAATCAACTGGACTTGCTGTAACATATGATGATCCAACAGGTAAATTAAACTTTGAAATAACTACTGCAAACCTTCCAGGATTTACTGAAGCGGCACAAGACTCAGTAGCTAGCTTATTTACACACGCAGGACACTCAAATGTAACAGCAACATATGACGATGTTGCCAATCGAATTAACCTAGCAGTAACTGCTCAATTAACACAAGAGCAAGCTCAAGACTATATTGCTCCATTGTTTACACACGGATTAAATCCTAATATTACAGCAACATATGATGACACAACAAATAATTTAATTTTAGAAACAATTATTCCTCCTTCAAAAGCTATTATGTCTGCTTCAGCTCCAACTTCTCCTGCAGATGGAACCTTCTGGTTTGATACGGATGAATATAGAAGCGGTAACACATGGGCATTAAAGGTTTGGCAAGCATCAACATCATCTTGGCAATATGTTTCTTCTGATTTATCTTTATCTACAACAAATACATGGACATCTAAAAATACATATACTAATGGTGTAATTATTGGACTTGATGCAGCACCTCTTACCCCAGTACACGGACAAATTTATTATAACAAAGCATTAGACAAGCTTAAGGTTTGGGATGGATTACTTTGGCAAGATATTCAGGGCTCAGGAGGCGGCGGCGGAGGATTAACATTAATTCCAACAGATGCCTCTGCACCACCAAGCACATTCTTTGTTGGACTAATTGCACCACCAGCTGGGGCAACAGCAAACGGAGATTTATGGATTGATGTTGATGACATAGATACACCTTTTAATCAATTTTATACAGGCGGAGTTTCTCCAGATCCTGCTCAATATGAATTTTGGGTTGACAATGTTGAACCAATTCAAGAATTAATTTATAGCGCAAACGAACCAGGTACACCTTCTTATGCAGGAGAACTTTGGATTGATACAGATGATTACGATGGCGCAATTGTAGAATTTGGTGCAACAGCGCCTAATCCAAATAACGTTCAATTATGGGTGGACATAAATGAAAACGAATCTCCAAGCTATTATAAAGATTTAACATTTACTAACTATGCAACTGTTGCAGACTTTCCAGTTAATGCCCCAAATGGGTATGTTGCTTCAGACGCATCAAGCGGGCTGGCTTACGTAAGAAGCCAAGGCCAGTGGTTAGCAATAGTAACCGCATCTAATATAAACAATATTATTTCTTCAAATTCAACAGTATTTGAAGATTTAAAAGCTTTAGCCTGGATGGGATTTGAATAAGCATTCTGGTATACTTTAGGATAGGAGGGTCATAATATGTCATTAAAAAGATGGAATGGTACAGCATGGGTAACCGTTGCTGGCTCAAGACCAGGACCCCAAGGTGCAACAGGACCTACAGGTCCAGCAGCAACTATTTCTGTAGGAACAGTAACAACTGTTGCAGCAGGAACAGCAGCATCAATTATAAATGGTGGAACATCATCTGCTGCAATATTTAATTTTCAGATTCCAGCAGGACCAACTGGTGCTGCAGGAGCTGCAGGATCTCAAGGTGTGGCGGGACAAAGAGGTTCTTATACATTTACAGGAATTGCTAATCCAACAGGATCAAATCCAGCAAGCAAGCTAGGCCTTGACACATATTTGAATACAACAAGCGGAGACTACTTCCAATATAATTCTACAAACTCTACATGGGTTCTTCAAGGAAACTTAAAGGGTCCAGTAGGAACAGCAGGTACACAAGGCGTAACTGGCCCAACTGGAGCAACAGGACCAGCGGGAGAAACTGCAGTACAAAATGTAATAACAGAACTAAATAGCTGGAAAGCAGACCAGATACTTAATCTTGGTGTATACTATCCAAAGTACGAGTTCTTAACAAATATGTCACAAAACAATGCAACACTTTTAGCAACAAGCATGATATTCTAGGAGAAAAAAACTATGGCAAGAAAAGTTCTAAGCTTAACAAACCTTGTATTTGTACCAGCTACAGGTACATTAACAATACCTCAAATTATTCGTCGTGAAAAGTTGTTATTGATTACTAACACAACACAAAATAAAATTGTTTATAACTTTGCCGACCCCTCTCTTGGATTATATAGCCATACAATTAATAATGATTCAACTACACTCACAGATACTGCACATGGATCTACAACTCTTGTATTAAAATATGGTACATCTTCAATGTCTCCAACAGATACTTTTCAAATTGTTTATGACGCAACAAATGAAAGCTTTGAGCCAGCCGAATTTTTGGTAGATGCCGTAGGAAAGCTTCGCACAGCTAACCCTAAATCTCTTATTGATACTGACTTTGAGTATGGTATCCAGAATTCTAAGTGGGAAACACTTACAATGATTCAAAACTATCCAGGATTCTATGGAAGATCATCTGGAGGAAATGCATTAGATCTTCAGTTGTTAACAGGAAATGGAACAGCTACATCATCTAGATTTTCAACAATTACTGGAACATGTAATAGCCCACACGGACTTAGTGCGGGAGATGTTATTTCTGTTCAAGAAACAACAAGTGATGCTGCAGACGGAACATTTTTAGTTACTCCAACATCATCTACTGCTTTTACATATACAGCAAAAGGTATTGTTACAGGAAGTATTTTAGACGGAACACTAACATCTATTTATGGTGGTGGAGTTTTTGACAATGCTCACATCATGGGTGGAATTGTTGGAAACCTAGGAGCATTTGCTGCGGTATCAGATCAAGCAACTCCTTCAAGAATTACTATTGTGTCACCAAAACCACACGGACTTCTTCCAGGTACACCAATTCTTATTACAGCAAAAGAAGGAAGCAATTTTAGTGGTGGCTTCTTTATTGATACAGTAGATACACCAAACTCAATGTCATTTTTGGCCGCAGGCCAAATCAATAATCCAATTAATACAACAGATCAAGCGGTTTATGCTAAGCCAGAAGGTTATGTAAACCATAGACCACATGACGGTGGAGTTATTCTTTCAACAGGAAATAACGTTTGCGGAACACAGACAATGCGTCAAACACGCAGATTCTTTAGATATCAGTCAGGTAAGTCAATTCAGTTCTCAACTGGTACAAAGTTTACACCAACTTTTCAAGTAGAATATATTGCAGCTAATGGAATTGTTCCTGGCTCAACAGATATTACAGTAACAACAAATGCTTCTCATAATTTACAGCCAGGCGCTTATGTAAAAATTGATGGTGTTGAGGTTTCAGGGTCATATAATCCATTTAATGGTATTTATCTTGTAACAGCTGTTATTGATCAAACAACATTTAAATATAACGTAGTATTTACAAATACACTATCAGCAATTGATCAAATTCCAGGTGGAGTCAATGTATTCTGTACAGCATACATTTGGAAGGGTGCTTCAACAAGAGCAGGTCTTTACTCAGAGCAAGACGGATTCTTCTTTGAATATGATGGACAGGGAATTTATGCTTGTCGTCAATGGGCAACCAATACTCTTAGAGGAAATATTGCAGTAACTAAATATAACTCTACAGTTACAGGAACAGATACAATTTTTAGAAAGCAATTAGTTTCAGGAGATAAGATTGTAGTTCGTGGACAAACTTATAGAGTTGTTCAAATTGCATCAGATACATCTTTGACCATTGCACCAGCGTACCGTGGTGCTTCTCAATCAAGCGTCAAAGCACGTAAAGTACAAATTATTAAAGTTCCACAATCACAATGGATTCTTGATAAATTTGATGGAACTGGTCCTTCAGGACATAAATTTGACCCATCAAAAATGCAGATGACATACATTGATTACTCATGGTATGGAGCGGGAACAATTAGATATGGTTTCAGAGGACAAAGTGGTAAGATTACCTGGGTTCATGAAATTTCAAATAATAATAATAATTTTGCAGCATATCAGCGTTCAGGTAACTTGCCTGCAAGATATGAAGCAATTAATGAGCCAACAAAGTTCTCAAAGTTAGTAGCAGGCGGAACTGCAGTAAGAGGTTCAAATCTTCTTCCACAAGATACAGTAATGTATGTTGATAACGTTGACTACTGGCCATCATCTGGTTATATTAGAATTCAAGATGAAAACTATGTAGAAATTGCAAAGTACACATCAATTGGAGCGTATAATCAAACAGCAAAGGGATATGCTATGAATTTAATTCGTAGACAACCATATCTAACTTATTATTCAGGTGCAGCATATAGCCTTAATGGAACATATGTAGCAGCAACATTTAGACCAGATGCAACAATTCCTGGAGGTTCAGGTTCTGCTCAGGTTTCAGTACAAGTTATTTCTCAAGAATGTGCTCCAGTTATGAGCCACTGGGGATCTTCAGTAATTATGGATGGAGGATTTGACGATGATGCTTCCTTTATCTTTACAGCTGGTATGCAGCGTTACTTACAGGTCGGTGGTTCTGGATCTGTTTCAGCAACAATTGTCTCTAGAGTAAGAACATCAGGTGTTGCAACAATTACAACATCTGCACCACACTCATTGCTTGCGGGTTACAATGCAACAATTTCAGGTGTAGATGATATATCTACAATTACTTATAAGCAACTTACATCAAACACAGCAAGCTTAACAACATCTGTTGCACATAAGCACAGAGCTGGACAAGTGGTAACTATTTCGGGTGTAGACTCAGTATTTAATGGAACATATACAATTACTGGAGTTACTTCTACAACAATTCTTTATACTAAATCATCTGTAAACATTCCATTCCAGGCAGCTACTGGATCAGCACTTACATCAAGTTATTACAATGGAACATTCCTTATAAGCAATGTAAGCTCAAATACAATTTCATATGCAGTAGCACAAGCTGATGAACCATCACAGTCTGTAAATCCAAATGGAGCAATTGTTCAAACATTTGGTGCTACACAACAGGCACGTCCACTAATTTCTCTTAGAGTGGCACCTTCTGTAGATAATGGTACAGGACGTAACTTTGGTCTTCGTGAACTATCAAATAACATGCAGCTAAAGCTCTTTAACATTAACATACTTTCACAGGGTCAGTTCTTGATTGAAGGAATTTTGAATGCACAGTCACTTAACGGTGTTTCCATACCAGATGCATGGGCAAACAACAGAGTGGGTTCAGGATCACTGGCTCAAATTATTTATCACGATGGAACAGGAACAACAGGTTCCCCAGTTCTCTCTCCTACAAATACTGTTTCTGGAGGTGACCGTGTGTTTGCATTCTATACAGATAACGCTGGTGGTACTAACTACTCAGTTACTCGTGTAGATCTTACAAAGGCTCGTGACCTAGGAAACTCAATTCTAAATGGAGACGGAAGTACGGCTTGCCCAGGTTTCCCAAATGCTCCAGACATTTTGACAATTCTTGCAACCAACCTAGGTTCATCAGCGGCTAATATTTCAGCTACGCTGTCATGGACAGAAGCGCAGGCGTAAAAAATGCCAGACTACTCATCATTAACTAGTCAAATAACACAGTTTAAAACAGCTGCAACTACTTTAATGAATAGTGGGTCATTGACATCAAATGATCTTCAATTAGTAGGAGCAGCATTAAACTCAATGTCAAACACACTTGGAGTAGCAGATGTAAACAATTCTGTTGTTGATGGGCAGGCAACTATTAATGCTACAAGAGATGCAGCAATTACAGCATTTAATGCAAGCACTAATGGCACAAGATTGACTACTGCAGAATCAAATATAACAAATTTGCAGGGAAGAACTACAAACATTGAAGGGTTTGTTAGCACCAACTCGGCTCAATATACAACACTTCAATCTACAGTATCTGCTCTTCAAACATCTTTATCTACTGTTCCATCATCTTGGCAAATTACAACAACAAGCATGACTGCATTAAACAATGCTAGAATATTTGTTAATCAGGGTGGAATTACAGTTACTCTTCCGCTAAACCCAACTTTAGGATATCAAGTGCAGCTAATTGATATGACTGGAGCCGCAGCAACTACCAACTGGACAGTTGGACGGAATGGACAAAAAATTCAAGGTCTTGCAGAAAACCTTGTAGTTAATATTAACGGAGCTAGAATGACACTAGTTTATTCAGATGCCGTGAGAGGATGGACACTAACCTAATGCCAAATTTTTCAGATGTATATATTCCAACAACGGGGGTAACACAAACATCCCTAGGTATTACAGCGCAAACACTTGGAATTCAAAGTGGTCTTAATTCAGTAATGCCAGAAGTAACTGATGGATCTAGAAGACCTTATTCTATCCCATCTATTTATTCTGTTAATCACCGTGGTAATGCATTTATGAACAACTACTCATGGGATAACTCCGATGACTGGACAAACTTTTATACATATCTAACAGGAACACAGCCATGGGATGCCGAAAGAGCATTCTGGTATGCACTAGGTGGATATAGAAATATGAACGAAAATAGAAAGTCATTCTGGTCAGCAGCATATAAGCGCCTAGACTTTGCCACAAACAACATGTGTGGTACTTCAAACTCACGTATGCACACTCACCCAAGAACAACATGCTATGGTCCATTTGGATCACGTGTAATGTTTATACGTAACTTTGGTTCAACAGCACAAACTGTTTCAGTATGGGGATTAATTTCAACATATTGGTGCAGCGGTTATGATGGAGCAGGCCTGCAGGTTGGAAGACCAACATATTCAACAGGAACAAAATATTCAGCAGCAACTGGTATGTCATGGACAAACCTTGCTACATATACAGGTGGTAGCCCAACAAATGCTGGTATATCAGGTTCATTTACATTAAATGCGGGGGAATCCTGTGTAGTCCTACTATGTAACACATTCTATTTCTGGACAGATACCTCAAATAACTATCATTGGAATGAAAACAATGCATTTTATAATATGCAGGGTACATTCACTGGATCAAACAACTTTATCCAGCCAGATATGAGATTAACACAAGCAGCACTTCTATTTAATGAAGTAAATAATGCTAACTACACATCAACAATTGATTCCCATAAAATTTGGAATTTTGCAGCTACAGTATTTGGAGATAGATAATGACAGAATTTAAAAAGTATGCTAGATTTAGCGCAGATCACAACATTCAGATTGAAACTAGAACTTGGCACGAATTCCCAACAGATAACACAGAAGACGGATCAGAGTGGTTTGAAGTTGATGAGCATTTCCCAGATAAAAGACATTTAATTTATAACGATGGAAACCCAAGAGCAATGAATGATGAAGAGCATGCGGCATGGGAAGCAGGAATTCTTTTAAGCGGAGCACTTAGTGCAGCAAGGACTAAAAGAAATCAGCTATTAAAATTATCAGACTGGGTAGAAACATCTAGCTTGTCTGATGAGAAAAAGGAAGAGTGGAGAATCTATAGACAAGCCCTTAGAGATCTTCCAGAAAGCGTAACAGATCATAATGTAGTTTATCCTACGGAGCCTACATTATAATGCTATTATGCTATACTATACAAAGAGGTGATCAATAATGCCAGATTATGCAAGCTTAACCGCTCAAGTAGATCTATTTAAAACTAAGGTTACAGCCCTTAGCGGTACTACGCTGGGCGCACAGGAATTGATTTATTTAGCAAAAGCTATTGAGTCAATGGGAAACCTTTTGGGAGTCAATGATGTTTTGGCGGCTACAACTACAAAGCTTAATGACATCTCAACTGCAGTGACAGCCGCTACAACAACAGTTGCTGGTGCAGGAAGTACACAAGTGGCAGCAGTAGCTGCAGCAGGAGCAACTCAAGTAGCAGCTGTTGCAAATGAATTAAACAACTTTACAATTTATCAGAATATGGGAGTAATATAAAATGCCAACAACAGTTAGTTTACCAGCACGTTTTTATGCAGGAACGCTTACAAATGCAGAAGTAGGAGTTTGGACAGTTCCAGCAGCAGAGACAGATGTAATTACATCAATCACAGCAATGAACATCACACAAGTAGCGCAAACATTTGATGTGAAAATGGCAGGAACATTCTTAGCTTATCAGCTAAGCCTTCCACCACAAACATTTATGACGTTAGATATTAAGCAAGTTCTTAACACAGCAGAGAGTATTCTTGTAAAAGCCTCAAATGGCTCAGCAGTTACAATGTTTATCTCAGGCGTAAAAATAACATCATCATAATTTAAAGGAGTAATAAAGAATGCCATCATCTAATAGCACGTCCTCTATATATTTACCAGGACTTACAACAACAATTGATGCTGCCGTAACAGCAGGTCTACAAACTGGTATTACCGCACAAGCAATTGCAGCAGGTGGAGTAAGCTCAATGTATATGCCACTAGAAGAAAGAATTTATTCTTCTGGAAACTGGACACGTCCAGCTAACTCTGGTCCTGTTATTAAGTTAGTTCTTGTTGGTGGCGGAGGAGCGGGTGGTTGTGGTGTTTCATGGAGCCATAGCGGATCTGGTGGCGGAGGAGCAGGACAACTTGTTGAGAGATGGTTAGATATTTCTTCAGTTGCAATTGGATCAACTATTCCAATTACAATTGGTGCAGGTGGACCAGCAGTTGGTGGAAATTCAAATGGTAATAATGGAGGTAACTCTTCATTCGGCGTTAATGGAAACTCATTTTATTTAATTGCATACGGTGGTGGCGGAGGCGGATACCCAGAAAACAATGGAAACAATGGAAACAGCGGAAGCATGGGTCAAGGTTACAACAACCAAAACGGAGGAGGATCTGGTGGCGGTGGTGGATCTAACTTTGGACAGTCTTACGGCGGTGGCGGTGGAGGCGGAGGAGCAAAAACTGCAGGCGGACCAGCAAGATGTACAACAACTACAAATGGAGTTGGATCATCTGGTCGCATGGGAGGTTTTGGATATGGACCTGGAGCATCTGGTGGTGCACAAGGAGCATCTCACAACTGGACTTCATGGATTGGCGTTGGAGGAATGGGCGGAGACGGTGAATACGGAATTGCAGGCGGAGGCGGCGGAGGAGGATCAGCAGGCGGAGGAGGATCTTGTGGTGGTGGCGCAGGAGGATCACAAACAACTGATAACTCAGGTGGACAGGGCATGGATGGAACTGGTTCAGGCGGAGGCGGAAATAATCACACAGGTGGAAATGGTCAAAAGGGAGGTTCTGGCGTAGCTATTATTACATACTACGTTAAAGCATAACTATGAGAGACTACGTATTTATTAATGAAGATGGAACAGTACATAACATACTGCATCTAACAGGGCCTGAAGCAATTGCTGCAAATGATGACTTAAAAGATCTTTTGCACTTTGATTATACTGACTGGGCTTATGACGATAAGCCAGGTCCTCAATGGACTTACAATAGAGAAACAGAAGTATGGAATAAGCCTACACCATTTATTTCAAATGTTGTTGTAGAAAATCTTATTCCTATTACAGAGCCAGTAGAAGCCTCTGAGGTTGAACAACCAGAGTCCGCTCCAATGGTAGGGGGTCAACAATAATGTCAAGAACTTGGGCACTGCTAGTAGATAATATTATTGGAAATGTAATTATTGCTGAAGAAGATTTTATTGAATCTCACCCAGATTTCTCTGGACTAGATCGTATAGATATTACAGATTACAATCCACAACCAGCAATTATGTGGAGATTAGAAGATAATAAGTTTAAAGCACCAGAATCAGTAAGACCAAAACCAGAGCATGTTGTAGAAGAAAATGTTCTTGAAATCGAGGTAAAATCATAATGGCAACATACGGAACAATTAATCAAATTTATGTACCAGGCTTAGATGCAGCAATTCAATCTTCAGCAACAACACTTTCAACATCTATTGCAATTCCATTAATTGCAGCAAACCTTTCAGGTTTTTATAATGCCTATGAAGTATCAATTTTAAGCGGTGGTGTTTGGACACGTCCAGCAAATAGCGCACCACAAATAAACGTAACACTAGTAGGCGGCGGCGGTGGAGGCGGATGCACAGCTGGTTCAACTGATCACGGCGGTGGCGGAGCAGGACAACTTTTAAGAAGAACTCTTGATGTTTCTTCTGTTCCAATAGGACAATCAATTTCAATTGGTATTGCATCAGGTGGTACATGTAATGCACAAGGTGGAAACTCAACATTTGGAACTTCAGGTCAACCATTTTACATGGTTGCATATGGTGGAGGTTCAACACAAGGTAACGGTCAATCTGGTTCAAATGGACCAGGGGCTAACAATAGAACAGGAATTGGCTCAGGTGGAGGCGGTCAAGGAGAATGGCAGAACTCATGGGGCGGTGGCGGAGGTGGCGGAGGTGCAGGTGGAGCTGGACAAGAAGCTGATACACAGTACCCAAACTCTGGAGGATATGCTGGATATTTTGGCGGATCAAGAAGCTCTTCAGAAGGCTCATCAGGTGGCGGACCAGGTTCTGCTAACTCAAATGACTCAGGATATAGATCACACGGAGGCAGAGGTGGTTCTGGACTTTACGGACTCGCTGGTGGTGGCGGAGGAGCAGCAAGAGGATCAGGTGGCCCAGGGTCATGTGGCGGAGGAAATGGCTACGGAGACTATACTGGAACTGCTGGCGCTAACGCACAACCAAACTCAGGTTCAGGCGGTGGCGGAGGCGGATCAAATACTGGTGGTTCAGGAATATGCAAAATTACCTATTGGGTAAAAGCTTAATAATTAAAGAAATAAAAGGAGAATAAAATGCCAGTATCAATGACGCCACAAGCTGTTACACCATCTTTGTGGACATATACATACCTTCAAGCACCAATTAATGGTCAAGGTTATACATATTTTAATATTCCAGTTGAATACAACAACAGAGGAACAATTAATGCAGGAGGAACTGCAACATGTGATGTATCATCAGCAGGAGTTTTTAGAATTCTTGCTAACGGAAACATGACAGTAGCATTCACAGGAATCCCAGCTACCAACAAGGCAGCATTCTGGCAAGTAGAGCTTAAAGCTGGTGGATCTTATACAATCACATGGCCAGGAGCAATTAAGTGGGACGGTGGAGGAGCTGCAAACGTAGCACCACTATTATCAACTAATACAACGCTATTAAACTTTTACACAAGAGATGGCGGAACAACTATATATGGCGGATATGCATTCGCTGATTTATACGTATAATAATTAAAAGGAGAATCCATGTACGCAATAGTTAAGGATAATAGAATCATCAATGTTGGTGAAATAACAGTATTGTTTCCAAATACTTCATTTCCTGCTAGTGGCGACTATGGAGATTTTTTAAAAGATAACGATGTTTATACAGTTATTACAGATTTAGAATATAACTCAAACACTGAAAAGTTAGTTTCGTGTGAGCCATATATTAAAAGCAAAAAAGTATATAATGTTAAGGTAGAGTCAATTTCTGCAGATGATCAAAAAGATATTTTGCTGGCGCATATCGATTTTGAATTAATATCTACAGAGGGACTAGAAACTAAATCAGATTTATCTGCAAAGGATAAGCAAGCTTGGGTTAAGTACAGAGAAAAGCTAAACTTGTTAAAAGAATATTCAAATGTATCAGAGATTACTTGGCCAGAAAAGCCTGTAGTTTATGGTGGAACAGGAGAAAATTAATTGCTACCTAATCAGCGTTCAAATTTTCGTAGAGCTAGATTTACAACATTAGGCCTACAGCTTCATTTAGATGCTTCACTTCCAGCTACAGTAATTAGAGATGGAAGCAATTTTGCTTCCGCTTGGAATGATAAGTCAGGTGCAGGCCGACATATGGTTCAAGCAACACAGGCAAATAAACCATTATTTCAAGCAACAGGCCTAGGCGGACTTGGTGCCATTCAGTTTGACGGCGTAGATGATTTTATGACATTTTCAGATCAAACACTTGCGTATATTGCAGGAAGATCATTTACAGTAATTTATGTTGCATCAAATCCAGCAAATAGTAATACATGGATCTTTGGCGGAACAAATACAGGAACAAGAACAAATTTTTATGCAGGAGATTTAACATCAAATACACATAGAACTGGATTCTATAATGATGACCAAGGATCTATTATAACAGTTGTTCCATCAGGTACAACAGAAATTTATACAATTGTTTATGATTCATCAAATAATCAAAGAACTGTAAGAAGAAATAGAGTGGAAGTTTCACGTGCTGTAACAGGTGGATCAGTAGCTTCAATGACTGGACAAGCAATTGGAAGATATATTTCAACTTATGGAAACTTTAAAATTGGAGAATTTTTAATTTATAATAGAGCTTTACAATTTTCAGAATACGAAACTGTTGAAAAAGATCTAATATCTAAGTGGTCTATAGTCTAAGGGGGAATTAAAGTATGTCATATGCTCCAATTAGATTTTCAGGACCTTCATTAATACCAGCCTCTCCTACTAAATTATATACAGCTGTATCAACTATAATTATTAAAGAGTTTACGGTAACAAATTTTAGCGGATCTACTTTACCATTTAGCATATTTTTATTAGGCGAAAACGGCGATCAAGTAATAAACCTATATAATGTAAATAGATCAAGCCTAGACCCATACACTTTGTATGGAAATGTTACTGTTTCAAATAATACAACACTCAAGCTAGAACATTCATTAATTTTAAATGCTGGAGAGTCTATTGCAGCAGTTACAACAACACCAAACTGCTACTCATTAACAATATCAGGAGTAGACCTTTCAGGAACTCTATCTGGTGGAGGATCAACAGGCGGAACCACAGGAGCTTCAGGAGCAGGTTATGCCGATGTAACATCAATAACAACAAACTCAGTAGCGACTGGCTCAAAAGTATTTTATGTAAATAACAGTGGTGCTTATACAGCAGGACAACGTGTTCGTGTTATAAACCCACTAGCTTTAACTACATATGTTGAAGGTGTTATTACACAAGTTGTAAAAAATGTAAGTATATCTGTAGATGTAGACACTAGAAATGGAACAGGAACATATTCAGATTGGGTATTTGCTGTTGCTGGAAATCCAGGAATTAATGGAACAATAGGTGTTAATGGAGCAGCTGGTCCTACTGGTGCAACTGGTGTAGCTGGCCCAACTGGCCCAACTGGATCAACTGGCGCAACTGGAACAAGCTTGCAACTTCAAGGAACAGTTGCAAATGTAGGAGCATTGCCATCAAATTCATTTTTAGGTGCAACTTATTTAGTAACAGATACACAAACGATGTATGTTTGGAATGGAACTGCATGGTCAAATGCTGGTTCTTATAAAGGTTCCACAGGTGCTACAGGCCCAACTGGTGCCACAGGTGCTACTGGCGGGACAGGTCCTACTGGAGCAGATGGAAGATCAATTAATATTAAAGGCACAAAAGCAAATGTTGCAGCCTTGCCATCTTCTGGAAATACATCAGGTGATGCATGGATTGCGTTAAGCGATTTGCATTTATATGTTTGGAGCGGAACACAGTGGCTAGATGCAGGACAATTCCAAGGTCCTACAGGTGCAACAGGCCCAGCAACAATAGCTATCGGAACCGTTACTACTACAGGACCAACGGGCACAGCATCTATAACAAATTCTGGATCAGGCTCAGCTGGAGTTTTTGATTTTGTTTTGCCACAAGGACCAATTGGAGCAACTGGACCAACTGGAAATGCGGCTACTGTTGCAGTAGGAGGAGTAACTTCTACTGGACCAACTGGAATTCCTTCTGTTACAAATGTTGGAACAACAACTGCAGCACTACTTGATTTTGTTTTAAAGCAGGGAATAACTGGTCCAACAGGCCCAGCTGGCCCAACAACAATAACTTTAGGAACAATTGCTTCTACTGGACCAACTGGTTCTCCTTTAATTACAAATTCTGGAACATCTACAGATCTTATTTTAAACTTTACTCTTAAGCAAGGACCAACAGGTCCCACAGGTGCTACAGGCGCAACAGGCGCAAACAGCACAGTAGCGGGCCCAACAGGTGCAACAGGTGCAACAGGAGCAACAGGAGCAACAGGAACAGCTGGAGCAGATGGAACATCAGTAAAAATATTAGGTTCATATCCAAATGAAGCTGCTCTTGTATCAGCACGACCATCAGGAACCCTTGGCGATGGATATTTAATCAATGGTGCTTTATATGTTTGGACTGGATCTGCTTGGACTAATGTTGGAAGTATTCAAGGACCTACAGGTTCTACTGGCCCAACAGGAGTAGGTGCAACAGGTGCTACAGGTGCAACAGGTGCTACAGGTGCAAATGGATCAAGTATTCAAGGACCTACAGGACCAACAGGAGTAACAGGCTCAACAGGTGCTACTGGAGCTACTGGAGCTACAGGTGCAACTGGTGCAGGTTTACAAGGCAATACAGGCCCAACGGGACCAACAGGTCCTTCAGGAGGCCCAACAGGCCCAACAGGCCCAACAGGCCCATCTGGGATTACAAACGGCACAGTAGCAACATCAACAACCACTGGAACAGCGGGAGATGTAAAATGGGATTCAAATTATATTTATGTTTGCACAGCTACAAACACTTGGAAAAGAATTCCAATAAACACCTGGTAATACCCTAACAGAAGGTAATTAATGAAAATAGCAGTATATACAATTGCTTTAAATGAAGAGCAGTTTGTTAAGCGTTGGTATGAGTCTGCAAAAGATGCTGACTATTTACTAATTGCAGATACAGGCTCTACAGATAAAACAAAAGAATTAGCATTACATCTAGGAATAGAAGTTCATTCTATATCCGTGGCCCCCTGGCGATTTGACGATGCTAGAAATGCAGCCCTTGCATTAATTCCTTCCGATATAGACTATTGTATATCTTTAGATATGGATGAAGTATTATCAGAAGGCTGGAGAGAAGAATTAGAAAAACTTCCTTCTTCAGTAACAAGACCGATACATAGACTGGTTACTTCATTTGATGAAAATGGAAAACCAGGTGTTGAATTTGATGCATTAAGAATGCACTCAAGACACGGACATAGGTGGAAGTATCCAATTCACGAATCTGTTGCATTTTATGGAATAGACGAAGTAAGACAAGATGTTAATATTAAGATCTACCACTACCCAGATAATAACAAATCAAGAGGGCAATATCTTCCATTGTTAGCAATGGCGGCACAAGAAGACCCTACAAGCGATAGGTGTGCCCATTATTACGCAAGAGAGCTTTTCTATTATGCCAGGTACGAAGAAGCAGCAATTGAGTTTAAAAGACATTTGTCATTACCTTCAGCATTCTGGAAACCAGAAAGATGTGAATCTATGCGCTACATTGCAAAGTGTGAGCCAAATGATAAAGAATACTGGCTAAGATTAGCAATTGCAGAATGCCCAGAAAGAAGAGAACCATTTGTAGACCTTGCTCAATATTTTTATGAGATTCAAGATTGGGATAAAGTAAAAGAGTATTCAGAGCTTGCCTTAAATATAAAAGAAAAGTTTTTAGGATATTTCTGTGAATCAGAAGCTTGGGGCTGGAAGCCACATGACTTGCTAGCTCTAGCTAACTATAATTTAGGTAATTATGAGGATGCCTCAAAGCACGGAGAAATAGCTGTTTCCTTATGCGATGATCAAAGGCTACATGACAATTTGGGCTTTTATCACAGTGCTCAGAACCGTGAAAGTGGTATAATTTAAAAATGCCTAGTAATCTAACTCCTAAAAGTTTCAGATATCCAACACTGGATATGTCTCCTGACATTCCTAGAGATTTAGGTTATCTAGCACAAGACATAGATGATTATCTTACAGCGCACCCAGGCCCTACAGGTCCTACAGGAGCAACAGGTGCAACAGGAGCAGCAAGCACAGTAGCAGGCCCAACTGGCACAGCAGGATCAACGGGAGCTACTGGTCCTACAGGTCCTACGGGGCCCACAGGTGCAACTGGGGCTAATAGCACAGTAGCGGGTCCTACGGGCCCTACAGGTTCTACAGGAGCAACAGGAGGAACTGGAGCTACAGGAACTGCAGTAACAATATTAGGATCTTACAATAATTTATCTGCGTTGCAATCCGCACACCCAACTGGAATTTCTGGAGATGGATATTTAATTAATGGAGACCTTGTTGTTTGGTCTACAGTAAGCACGTCTTGGGAAAACGTTGGAAACATTCAAGGCCCACAAGGAGTAACTGGTCCTACAGGCGCTACTGGAGCAACAGGCGCAACAGGTGTAACAGGCCCAACAGGCGCAAACAGTACAGTAGCGGGACCAACAGGTGCTACGGGTGCAACGGGTGCTACAGGTGCAACAGGAGCAGCAAGCACAGTAGCAGGCCCAACAGGCGCAACAGGCTCTACAGGAGCAACAGGATCTCAAGGCGTATCAATAACATTAAAAGCAAGCGCAGCAACATTTGCAGCTTTACCATCATCTGCAAACTCAGTTAATGATGCAAGAATAGTTGATGCTGACGGAGACCTTTACATTTGGGACGGTTCTACATGGACATCTGCTGGACAAATAGTAGGTCCAACTGGCGCAACAGGTGCTACAGGCGCAACAGGCGCAAACAGCACAGTAGCGGGCCCAACAGGTGCAACAGGATCTACAGGGGCAACAGGATCTACAGGTGCAACAGGTGCTACGGGATCAACAGGTGCAACAGGATCTACAGGTGCTACAGGTGCTACACCTACTATTCCAAACTCATCTATTACTAATGCTCAACTTGTAAATTCATCTATTACAGTAAATGGCTCCGCTGTTTCTTTGGGCGGAAGCGTAAGTGTTGCTTCTACAGCCTATTCAAATGGAACTAATACTGCAAACTCAAATAAAATATTTTACAATAATTCGGGAACTCCACCTGCTGGAACTGCCGCTGGCGATTTATATATTTATTACTAGGAGCGAAAATGAGTATAAGAGCATACGTCAATGACGCCTGGTATAATCAAAAAGCATTAAAAGTTTATAATGGATCCGATTGGTCTTCAGCAAAACAAGGGTGGATATATAACGGATCTTCCTGGATTTTATATTATCCAGAGTTTCCACAAAATTCAGTAGGGCCCTCCTTTTCAATGGCAGCTGGTCAGAGTGGAAAGCTAGGATGCATATACCAAGTATCACCAGGAACCTGGAATTCAAATGATGCTTATATTCCAACATCTTATTCTTATCAATGGACAAGAAACGGATCAGATATACCTGGAGCAACAGGAAGTCAATATCAAACAACAGCATCTGATGTAGACAAAGTAATAGGTGCAAGAGTTACTGCTACAAATAATAGAGGAAGCACTCCAATAACAATAAGTACAGGAGCAACAATACTTCCAGTTTTGTCTTCCGTTTCAAGTTCTGATGGAACAGTAACGCCAACAGCACCAGGATCTGTAACGGTAAACGTTTCCAATCTAACCTACTCTGGTAGCTGGACAGCAGGATCTAGCGCAACATCTTACGATGGATACACAAGTAATGGGTCAGTAACAATTAACTCAGGATCACAAACATTTACTTCTGGTACTGGCACAGCAGGAAATGTTACGGTATATATTAGATCTATAAATACTAATTATGTTCACTCAGCAACTTGGTCAGCTGTATCTGGCGCATCTTCATATGATATATATATAAATGGAGGGTATGTTACAAATACAACAAGCACATCTTACTCTTATAGCCCAGGTAATACAAATACAAATACAATTACAGTCTATCCAAGAACTGCAGGAAACAATCAAGGCTATGGTGCAGCTGGAACTGGCGTAGCTTGTTCAACAAAATATTCTGGCTATCAGTCTGGATCTGGAACATTAGTTCAGCCAGCACCAGTTGCTGGTGGAGTTTCTTGGAGTGCAAGCACTGTTACTCAGGGATCAACAATTACTGCTTATGTTTATGGTTTTACAAATTCTCCAACATCATATGATTTTAGAATTGTAAGAGGAACAGCAGGAGTTATTTTTACAGAAACAACTGTAGCAAGTAATACAACAGGAGCAAATCTATCATATACAATTCCATCTGGAGATGCTGGTTATTATTACAAAGCATTTGCTGATGCAACAAATGGTGGAGGCACCTCATCTAGAGTATCTTCATCTGAAATTGGCCCAGTTCCATATGTAACTCCAAGCTTAGGAACACCTTCTCCAGTTTTTGAAAGAACGGCATCAATTATTAGATGGGGATGGGATAACGTTTCATCTTCAGGAGATATATCTGGAAATGTTGTGTATGAGTGGGAAGTTAGAGCTTCAGCTTCATCTGGCGGAACACTGATAGCTTCTGGAACAACAGGATATAATAGTGGTTACGACTTTTTAGTAAGAAGTGGTGGTTTAGACCTTTATTGGAATTATAGAGTTACATCTACTGCGGATCTTCCATATACATCATCTGCTAGATATGGCAGAATGAGAGCTAAATGCACAGGTAAAAATGGTACAACCTACTACGGATCGTGGTCCTCATTCCTATGACAATTACTAATCAAGATAAAATTAGAGTTATTGAAGACCACCTTGAATGGTTTAATTCTAGGCTTAATAAGGTTGATATAATGATAGAGAAAAACACAGTAGATGGCGTAATACAGGATAATGCTATACAATTACTAAATAAAGAAAAATCAGAATTAATGTTGCAAATTGAGGCAATACTCAATTTAAAAGCTTCATTAAACTAACAAGGAGGATAAAATGGCAACATATACAATACTAACAGATGATGAAAAAGCTGCAATCAAACAGTCTGAAATTAGAAACCTAGAATATGCAATGTATTCATTAGAGGTACAGCTTATTGCAGAAAATGCAAAAGCAGAACCAGTATCAGAAACAGTAGCATCTTTGACGTCAGCAATTGCTGAAAAGCAAATACAAATAGCAGCACTTTAATAATATGATTGGGGGTTAAATAATGTCTTACTACAGAACAGTATTGGCAGACTTCCCCCTTTCATATTACACCCTAGATGAAGTAAAGTCTGGATCTGTAGATTACTACAGTCAAATACTTTCTACCTATCCGACATATCAAGCAGTAAGAGATGCATTTGATTCTTACGAAGAGATATCTGGACAAGCTGTATTAGACTACTCAGGAAATAATAACAACGGATCAGTTTCTGGAATGTCTGGTTCTAAAATAATGCCACTGGTAGCAGGCGGTATCTATGGAACCTTAATATCCAATGAAACAACTATTACATATAATACACCAGGACTGGCAAATAAGTATTACGCAGACAACCCATTTTCAATAGAGGTTTGGGCTAAACTTCCAAATACAGGATCTGCACTAGTTCCAATAGTTGCTGATATAAATTCACAAGTCGGTATATATTATCAAAATGGTGATATTGTATTTAAAGTTTATTCTAATATATTAAGATACAAAGCCTCAAATAATAAAGCTATGCACATTGTGGCATCTTATAACAAAAACTCATTGTCTCTTTACTTTAACGGAATACGGGTTGCAGCAAAGCAATTAAACAATGTTATATTTACTAATACTTTAACTTCATTTACAACAGGTCCGTCTCCATCAAATAATTATTTTGTTATAGATTCAGTAGCTTTTTACAGATACAATCTGTCTAATTTAAAAATAGCCTCACACTATGAGCAAGGAATAAAAGAATTAGACTACTCTCAAATAGTATACCCAGACGGAGGATATTTATTCAGCTTAAATCATTCAAAGATTAGGCCAGTTGCAAGATACTATTATCCAGGAACAAAAACTTGGGATCAGGTTGCAGATGAAAATGTTATAGTTTCAACAAGTGGTAATTATATAACTTTTCTTGAAACAGCAACGGCAGGAGCAAAGCAATTTACTTTTACAGAAACCGTGATAATTCCTTCATCACTAGGAGTAACCACCTCACAAATTTCTTGGGACGACGATGTAGATAATATTGTAGTTGAGGTAAGCATGAACGGTGACCCATGGAAGCCTTGCAAAAATAATAGTCCAATACCTTATTTTAATAAAAATGACGGGATAACAACAGGACTTGTTTATTTAAAGGTAACAATGTCCTCACCTGATACATCTACAAACCTACCAATACTCAGATCACTCTCATTAGACTTTTTCTCCAACCTTGATTTCTATGCAGATAATTCAAGCGATAAGATATATTCAATTAAAGATTATGCAATTTCAAGATATAATCATCCTATTATTTCTTACAATGATTACAACGGCTTAAGAATGCTGGATGGCGGAGGAATCAACCTGGACTCTGTTAATCCTTACAGAACTGTAGAAATGATATTTACCCCAGCAGGCGGAGAGAATGTATTGTTTTCAAGTAACACAAAGATATTTGAGTGGAATTCATCTGGGGTTATTAATAAGTCTGGTATATCTGCGGTTTATATAAATGGGGTAAACCATACATCTGCCACCAATATATCTTCATTCTTGACAGAAAGAATGCCACACCATATTGTTCTTGTTTTAAATTCTCAGGCCACAAGTGGGACCAGGTTTAATTATAACCAAAATGGATCAAAATCTGGAGGAGCAAACGTATATAGCAATATAGCAGTTTATCCAGAAGCCCTTAGTTCGTCACAGGCTACGGTCCATTACCAGCTTTATACAAAGCAGTATACTCTATCTGTTTCGGATACGGCATTTTCTATATCAGAATCTGTCACAGGCAATGACTCAACAGCCTACTTAATCAATAATACTGAATATCAATCTTCCAATATTTAACATTTTTGTCATATCGGTTGACAAAAAGCTGGACTTGAGTAGACAATAATGGTAAAATAAAGTCATATGGATATTAATAACACTAAATACAAGGTTCTTGACGAAGAGAGCACACTAGGCATATATGTCTGGGAGATGCCTGACGGCAGATGGATTGGAGACGATGATGGGAACTTTCTTTCAGTCACATCAAAAAAAGGCAATAGATCCAGAATCGATGCTTTGGCTAGAGAAGTTCGCACATTCGGTATATATGAAGGCGGGCCTAAATTTCTTTCTGCAAGAAGAAAAATTGATGACGAAGAATTTGAGTACCAAAAACAAAGACTCAACTGGGGATTAATTCCAGACCCTATGGATATTGGTAACTATAAAGATGAAATGAAAAAGATGGGTGGAATGAAATGATTGAGGTTCAAGAAGAAGACGGAAATACAATTGATATATCTAACACAGCCGACTGGTTTTCTTTTAAAAAAGAGCAGCCAACAAGTGACCCATTTGCAATAAGCGGAGATGACTTAAGAAAAGTAAGAGGTCTAGGATCAGCATTTAAAAGAAAGATCAATAGAGAGTTCTCAAAAGCATTCACAGGAATTGAAGGCGTAGGAACACAACAAAATCTTCTTGCTCAGGCTATTAGCGGATACGCTATGTTTGACCTTATTGAGCCACCATACAATCAAGAATACCTTTCAAAGATTTACGAAGTTTCAACATACAACTATGCAGCAATAAATGCAAAAGTTGCGAACATTGTTGGGCTAGGCTATGACTTTATTGAAACAAAAAAGACAAATGATGCATTTGACTCAATAACAGATGAGAAGCAATTGGAGAGAGCACGTAAGAAGCTTAATAAATTGCGTCAAGATCTTCACGGTTGGCTAGACACAACAAATGAAGAGGATACCTTTACTCAAACACTAATTAAAGTGTACACAGACTTAGAAGCAACAGGTAATGGTTATATTGAAATAGGCAGAACCACAGGCGGTAACATTGGATACATCGGACATATCCCAGCAAAGACAATGCGTGTGCGTAGACTCAGAGATGGCTTTGTTCAATTGCTTTATGGTAAGGCAGTGTTCTTTAATAATTTTGGCGACACAGAAACAGAAAATCCAATTGCGGGACAAGAAGATCGTCCAAATGAAATTATTCATTTAAAGAAGTATACCCCTATGAACAACTACTATGGCTTGCCAGATATTGTAGCAGCCCAGGTTGCTCTTGCTGGTAACGAATTTTCTGGAAAGTATAACCTAGACTACTTTGAAAACAAAGCGGTTCCAAGATATATTATTACAGTAAAAGGAGCAAATCTTTCTCCAGAATCAGAAATAAAACTGCTTGAGGTTTTCCAGGTAGGGCTAAAGGGTAAAAACCATAGATCTCTTTATGTGCCACTTCCTTCAGATACCCCAGACTCAAAGGTTGAATTTAAGATGGAGCCAATTGAGGCGGGTAACCAAGAAGGCTCATTTGAAAAATATCGTAAGTCTAACCGAGATGAAATATTACTTGCTCACCGTGTGCCAATCAATAAAATTGGAACTCCAGAGGGAGTTAATTTAGCAGTTGCTCGTGATGCAGATAAGACCTTTAAAGAGCAAGTCTGTCGTCCAGCACAAATGATTCTTGAAAAGAAAATAAATAAAATATTTGATGAAAAAACAGATGCCCTGGTATTAAAGTTTAATGAGCTAACTTTAACCGATGAGGATACACAGTCTAAGATTGATGAAAGATATTTGCGTATGCAAGTAATTACCCCTAATGAAGTTAGAATTAGAAAGGGCATGATTCCAATTGATGGCGGAGATAAGGTTGTAGACCTTCAAGCCCAAGCCGCAGAAATTAGAGCCCAAGCTGGGAATACCAGACAAAGGTCTCAAGATCGCCAAGCAACTTCCCCAGACGTTTCGGGAGAAGGAAGAAATGCTAAGGGCGACGGCAGACAAGTTGACTAACCCCACTCAACTGTTATTTGCCTTTTTATCTATAAGTCGCTAAAATTAAGCATATGAATATTGAAAAGTCTTTGTGGTCCAGTCATGGCGACAACATCAGTCTATCGGTTCCCTTTACAAAGGTTAACCGTGAAAAAAGAACGGTGTCAGGATTCGCTACATTAGATAATGTTGATCAAACAGGAGACGTTGTCACAGCAGAAGCAAGCCTAAAAGCTTTTGAAGGCTTTAGAGGAAATCTTCGTGAAATGCACAACTCAACAGCAGTTGGCAAAGTTGTTTCATTCAAGCCAGAAACATACTATGATCCAAAGTCAAAAGAGTTTTATAATGGCGTGTATGTAGATGCTTACATTTCAAAGGGCGCACAGGACACATGGGAAAAAGTTTTAGACGGCACTCTTTCTGGATTCTCAATTGGTGGAAAGATTAATGAGTCAGATAACGAAGTTAATAAGGCAAATGGCAAGACAGTAAGATTTATTAAGGATTACGATTTGATTGAATTATCAATTGTAGATTCTCCAGCAAATGAACTTTGCAATGTTCTTTCTATTCAAAAGGTAAATGGCCAATTAGTATTTAAAGGAATTGCAACTGAAGTAGTAACAGAAAATATTTTTTATTGCGAAGAAAGCAATTCTGTTTTTATCTCAACAGAAAAAACATATGACTCACCAGTATCTGGTAAGCCAGCACAACTAATTGGTTGGGTTGAAAGCTCAGATGTTAACAAGTCAAAAGAGATTGATAAGATTCTTGATGCATATAAGCATTCAAGATTTACGTTGCCTGATACACAAATAGCAAAACAGGCAAACGCAGAAGGAGGTAATGAAGTGTCAGAAAATACAGAAAACGTAGTTGTTGAAGATGCAGCTGTTGAAGCAGCACCAGAAGCAACCGTAGAAGAGACAACAGAAGTTGCAGCAGATGCAGCGCCTGCAGTCGAAGATGCTCCTGCAGAAGATGCAGTAGCGGAAGACACAGCTGCCGAGACTCTGGAAAAAGTAGCCGACGTATCAGAAGATAAGGTTGAAGAACCTGATTTTGCAAAGATGTTAGGCGACCTAAAGGGCTTTTTCTCAGAAACTCTAAATAAGGCATCAGAAGTTAATGCAGCACAAGTAACAACAATCCAAGAGACTGTTGAAGCTTTCAGCAAGAGCGTAGACGCTAGAATTTCAGAGTTGGCAGAACAACACACAGTGCTTTCAAGCGCTGTAAATGATATCAAGAGCACGATTGATGGTGTACAAAAGCGTGTCGATGCAGTAGAGTCCGAGACTGCAATTAAGAAGTCTTCTGATCTTGGCCGATCAGAGGAAGTAACAATCAAGAAATCTAAATGGAACGGTTCTTTCCTCGGTTCCGTGAACGAAATATTTAACTAAGGTAGGTAAAATAATATGAGCAATGAACTATTAGAAAAAGCAGCCGCAGCTGGTGCAACAGTATCAACTGGATTTGGCTCAACAACTGGTGGAACAGGAGTACACAGAGCTTCCGAAAACGGAAACGGTGGACTACTTAACCCAGAACAATCTGCTCGCTTCCTAGACTATATGTTCGACGCAACCGTAATCGGTAAGGTTGCCCGTACAGTTAGACTTAAGGCAGACACAGCAGAGATTGACCGTATGTCAATCGGCGAGAAGCTTATGCGTCTCGCATCAGAAGGAGAAAACACTGGAGAAAACAGTGCAGTAACTTTCTCAAAGATCTCTTTGACAACAAAGAAGCTTCGTATGGACTGGGAGCTTTCAACAGAGTCTCTAGAAGACAACATTGAAGGTGCAGACCTAGAAGATCACATTGCCCGCTTGATGGCAACACAAGCAGGAAATGACATCGAAGATGTTATCCTTAACGGAAACACATCTCTAACAGGAGACGCACTTTACAAGTCATTTGATGGCGTTGTAAAGAAGGCAAAGGCATCAGGACGTGTCGTAGACGCAAACGGTGCTGGAGTTTCTCGTGAAGTATTCAACAAGGCACTTAAGGCTATGCCACGTAAGTACAAGCAACGTCGTGGAGACCTTCGCTTCCTTGCTGGATCAAACTTGATTCAGGACTTCCTATATGCTAACAGCATTGGAACAAACCAAACAATTCCACAAGATATCGCTTCAAGCGTTATCCGTGGTGGAGTTGCACCACTAGGTGGACCTGCAGGATATGTGGCACCATTTGCATTCGGTATTCCGATTGTTGAAGTTCCACTTCTTCCAGAGACACAAGCTGGAGATTACACAGGACAAACTGGTTCACACGGAGATATCCACTTGACATTCCCAAATAACGTAGTTATTGGTATCAAGCGTG